GAGGGCCGTTAAGCCCGGGACTAGAGAACGTACAGCATGTTCTCTACTACCGAGGATTTCCACCTCGGTAGACCAACGAACGGGACCGTAAGGTCCCGTTCGCGCGGTTGATACTGCTCCCAACCAGGAGCAATACCAATCCGGCTTTCATATCGAACCCGGTCCAATCGGACCGAGAACGATAAGTCGCGCATGTTACCCTTCACAGACGTAAGAATTATCCCAAACTCATTGTAGCGAAGCTTCTGCATTCCTGCAGGCGTCTTCGAGCAGTGAGAGCGGGGAACGTCTTCAACTTTGACGCGCTTGGGCCGTGAAGCCCATCGCTTGTACAAGATAGACCTTGTGGCGACATCATGACGCATACTACCCAGTAGGCAGAATGGCACTTTGAGACCAGCAGTATCTACATCCCAGCGTGGCACGAAGGGAACACCGCCGAGAAACTTCATAAGATACATGGAAGTTAATCGTAAAGGTGTAGCCCAACGAGCAGACCAGGTGTTGAGTCGGTTGAGAAGGGAAACAATGTCTTGCTTATTCTTCAGTGTTTTACAGTACACACCTCGGACGTAGTGACCATTAAAATAGTCACCACCGCAAGACTCACGGAAAGGACCCTCTGAAAAGGTCTTCGCTCTGTTAACAGTGAATCCGTAGAGATCGAGGAGTGCCAACACTATTGAATTGGCCCTCTTGTCAATCACTATGTCATCTCCGTTCACCCCAAACGTTGGGGATTTCGCATCGGCACCGCGGTATTCAATTCCGCAAATCCGATACGCAGAACGAACGACAGCACTAAATATCATCGTTTGGAGCGGGAAAGTATACCCGTTCCCCATTGATGATATCATATGTAACGGCACGATTCGCCCGTCAGGGAGAAGAGTGCTCTCGCATCGTAAGTCTTCTAACAAACCCGCAAATTCGACGGGAAATAGAGTACGAACGAGAGAGCGAGAAATGGAATCAGATGCAGACGACAGATCAATAGTGGTATACTGACCTGTAGCTGATCCCACCCTAGCGAGGTAACGATTGATCTCTTGTTGAATCGGGAGATCAATGTGAAAATGCTTTCGCAAAATCACATTCATTGCTTCAGCTAGACCAAGTTGATAGAACGTATTCAAACTTGGCTCGGAACATATAGTGCGGTCAATTTCCGAAGTTTTCGGAACGCAACTGAGCTTACTCATGTTTACAAAATGCACCTTCCCACCTTGGAAGCGTCTGATCAGATCGATCTTCGCTTCGAGTGAGTATACAGATGCATCGGCTATCCATTGCTGGTATAGCCAGGGACGTGTACAACTCAGCGTACCGGTAAGTTTCTGATACTCAGAGTTACCATC